ATGACGGCAAAAGATGACAAGATGGAGGCCGAACGCCACTACCACCATACGCTGCGGAAGCTTCAGATGGAGCTGGTCAAGCTGCAGCGCCACCTGATCCGCCGCGGCGAGAAGGTCCTGGTCATCATCGAGGGCCGCGATGCGGCAGGCAAGGATGGCGCGATCAAGCGCCTGACCGAGCATATGAGCCCACGCGACACGCGCATCCATGCGCCCGGAAAGCCGTCCGATGTGGAGACCTCCCAGTGGTATTTCCAGCGCTTCGTGCCGTTCCTGCCGCGCGGCGGGGAGTTCGTGATCTTCAACCGCTCCTGGTACAACCGCGCGGGCGTTGAGCGGGTGATGGGCTTCTGCACCGATGCGCAGCTGGACGCCTTCTTTCATTCGGTCTGTCCGTTCGAGAGCCTGCTGGCGCGCGACGGGCTGTGTTTGCGCAAATATTATCTCGACATTTCGCGGCGGGAGCAGGCGAAGCGGCTTGCCGAGCGGGCAAGCGATCCCCTGAAACAGTGGAAGATCTCGCCGATCGACGAGGCGGCACAGGACAAGTGGAAGGACTACTCTAAAGCCCGCAACGAGATGTTCCGGCGCACCAGTCATGCGGAGGCGCCCTGGCATGTGGTGCGTTCGGACGAGAAGAAAATCGCGCGCCTGGAATTGCTGCGGGACCTGCTGGACGGTTTTTCCTATCCCGGCAAGAAGGCAAAGCTGACGGTGCCCAACAGCGATGTGGTCCTGCCCTTTAGCCGCGACCTGCGTGTGTTCCCATGACAAACGGCCGGGCAAAAGGCCCGGCCGTTCCTCGTCATCCCGGCTTCAGCTATCGTTGCATAGAGGCCCCGGCCGCGCCATTCACGACCGGCGCCTGCTGCTGGTTCTGCCGGCGGGTAACATCCTGCTCTGCGCCCATTGCATCTCCAGACGGGCCGCGCGTCACGTTATTGGCGCCGTTTAGCGCGGTATGGGAATCGGTGCTGGCTGACGCGCCCTGTCCGGCAGCATTGACCCCCGCGCTGGCATTGGCGCCCGGTGCGCCATTGATGGCGTTGTCCACCGCCGCTCCGGCGCGCGTATCGGGGTTTCCCACGGCGTTATCGGCGTTGTTCCGCGCATTGCGGGCCACGGTATTGGAAGGAGGCATCATGACGGGCGCATTCACCGTGCCATTGACGCCGGTGCGGGTGCCGGCCGTTGGTGGGATGGTCGTCATGCCATCACCGATACCCGCATTGCCATTAATGCCGCCCGCAACGCCACTGGGCGCTCCGCCGGCTACGCCGCCGCTCGCGCCGCCCAGCAACTGAGCGGAGGCGGGCAGTGCGATGGTGACGGTACTGGCCACCAGCGCGATGGTAAAAATCTTGCTGCTGATCATTGTGTGCTCCTCGTATGGGTACGAACCCTCTGCAGAGCAAACGAATGACAACTCAAAACTCTCCCGAGGTTCCGCCCGGGTGAAAGGTGGGAACTTTTGGTGACCGCTTACCAGTAATCGTGGGCGTAGCGCGGGGGCGGGCCATAAAACCGTGCGCCAGCACCGTAATAATCCTGCGCGATTTCCGGCGTCGGGGCATAGGCGCCTTCGATGTAATTGCCGCGAGGGCCATCGCGCCATCCGCGCCAGCCATTCACGCCCACCAGCTGTAGCGGTGCGGTGGCGATCGTGAGCGCGCCATCTGCGATCTGACCGAGGAAGCCCGCCACAGGCCCGGGACCGCGGTGGCCGTCATAGCCATCATAATAACGCTCGTCCCAGGCGAAGGCGGCGGTGACGGATGTCACCAGCAGGCCGGAGGCCAGCATGGTCGCGGCAATGGCTTTGCGCATATTCGCTCCTGATTCCGGTTGGCGATAGGATAAGGCCGGCCCGCCTGCTGTGGAAGATTGGTTAACAGCAAAACGCAAAAGCCGTCCGGCTGTTGCAGCCGCGCCATCGGGAGGGCGTATAGCTTCTAAGCGGTTGATTCCGATGGGGTCGCTTAGGACCACCAGCCCGGCGGTTCGCCGGGGGCGCACAGGGTGCCTGCCAAAGCCAGGATGCCAAGCGCTTCCAGCGAGACGGCGGGCCATTCCGAGAACCAGAAACCGAAGCTCGGCGCCAGGATCAGGGCCGTCACCGGCGGCACCAGGGCCAGGAACAGGATATCGGGCCAGGTTAGGGTCTTGGGTTCGGGTGGCATGAGAGGCGCGCCGGGAATACCCGCCTTTTTTGCCACAAAGAAACTGTCATCCCATTAACGCCACGCCTGACGCCTGACCGGCCAACCGCGCGTTTCAACAATGGACGGGTTCCGGGCCATCCGCGCGCAGCCAGGACTGGGCGTCCTGTTCGCTCTCAAAAGGCGCGGATGAGTATGATCAAGCCCGCCTCAATGGCGCGGGGCATCCGGTCGAGACGATCCAAGTCTGATCTTCGGCAGGGATTGTCGGAAGCTTCGTGTCGTCACCGAAGATGTTCGTGGCACCCAGCCGGCGCAACAAAGGAAGAACACTCACTTGGGCGAAGCCCAGCTGGGTGCTGGAGACATAGCCTTTCCAGACAACCGAGATGCCCCGCACGCTATTATCAAAGCGCACATCGCAGAGGGGATTGCTGGAAAGACTGCGCGCCAGTTCGCGGCCGTCGGCAGCCCCGGGGCATTTACGTAGCGTGGGTGGCTGATTGCCGCAATGACAGGCTGGTGACCCCAGGAAGACTCGAACTTCCGGCCTACGGTTTAGGAAACCGCCGCTCTATCCTGCTGAGCTATGGGGTCGCTGGGCTTTTCCAACTTTTCGATAGCAGCACAGAGGGCGAATTCCAACATTTGGTTGCCAAGTCGTTTCTGTTCAGCCATTGGCCTGACCCTTCCTGAAGGCCCGGCGCTTCCGCTGGGCATTTGTAACATAGTCGCCGGTTGGCACGACATAGTGTTCTGCTGCTGACCGGGTTTTGTGGCGGGCGAGGGCGCGGATTTCATCGACCGTCGCGCTCCCGGCCCCGGCCTCCGTCTGTGCCGTCCGGCGGAAGTCCTGAAGCTGTAGGTTCTCGGGCAGGCCAGCCGCGCGGCGGATCAGCCGGTGCTTGCGGTTGAGATGGTTCTCATTCCAAGGCAGTGCTCGGTCATCGACAAAGAGCGCCGCGTCCGGGTGCAGGGCTGGTCGGGTGGCAAGGTATTCGTCCAGCGCCGCCTTAACTTCGGGCCACAGCGGGATAGGAGCGTCAGACACGCCCGTCTTGGCGCGGGTGACGGAAATGGCCACCCCGTCGTAATCGCCGCGCCTGAGCCCCCTAACGTCCACAGGGGACTGTGCCGTGCAATCGAACACCAGAACCATAGCGGCTATGGAATGCCAGCCCATGGCCTTCGCTTGGGCGATATAGGCCTCTGCCTGCGCCAGCGTCCACATAACCCGGCGCTTCTGGGGGGCCTTCATCTTCACGTGCTTGGCCGGGTTGTCGTCTATCCAGTTCTCAGCCACGGCCCAGCTCAGGACCGTGCGCAGGGTGCTGAGAATGTGGTAGCCCCATGTGACGGACTTCGCCGCCCGGACCTTCCGGTAATAATCCTTGACGTCCTTCGGGGTCAGGCTGCGCACCTGAAATTGGCCGAGATGGTCCTCGATCTTCCCCAGATAATAGGTGTAATCGTCACGGGTGCGCTGCTTCAGGTCTTGGAATTCCTCCGATGCCTGATAGTCCCGGAACAGCTTCGAGATGGTCCCCGGCTTGGGGCCTATGTCCACCACGATCTGGCGGGTGGCGCGAACGCCATCGGCTAAGTCGTTCAGTTCCAAAGCCCGTTTCTTGGCCGCCGCATAGTCGGTGCCCAAGGCCTCAGCGCACAGCCCCCGCGCCACCAGCGTCGCGCTCGGCTGCCAGTAATACCGCCCACCTCTCAGCCTAAGATGCCGCACCTTATCTGATCCCATTGATGACCCTCCGCAGTTCCTGTTCTTCGCGAACAGGACCGGGGTCACGCTGCTTATTGCCGTGGAAGCGGTCAAACCATGCCTCGACATGGCTTAGGAGAAAAAGCCCATCCGGTCCGGCCTGCGGAAAGGTGGGGAACGCCTCATGAATCTGCTTGGCAAAGTCGGTGCTGCGCCGGAACCAATGCTGCGCGACCTCGACCGGCGTCAGTCGCCGGGCATGGGTGGTCAAAGCAGCATGTCGTTTGAGGCGGCTCATCGGTGTGCTAGCCCCTGGTGTCGGGTGGGGTGGGCGAGACATGCAGCTTCGTCGGCGGTCCCAGATAGACCGGCGGCATCTTCTCTGGATTGCAATAGTTGAACTGGTCAGCGGTCGGGTCCAGCGCGCGTCCGTCAGGCAACTTCAGCCAAACGTGATTGCACTCGCCAAGGTCGCTTTCGACAACCTCAGTCTGAAGGCCATGAAGGGCGCTGAGATATCCTTGCAGCGGATAGCAAACAGCGGCGCCCATCCAGTCGTCGGAGCGCATCAGCCATTCGGAGACAAAGACTCCAGTGGTCATTCCGACCCAAGTGACAAGCAAGCGCAATTTGGCCTCCCCGTTACGACGCTGCTGCACTGATATAGGCGTGTTCAACGGCGCGCGGCGGCGGACTGTTGCCGGTCACCAGATCGCGCAGCCTTCGGCTCTTGGCGCTTGATCTTCATGTGCCCACCTTCTGATCGGGGTTGTCCAGCCAGGTGAACTCGCCATCTTCGCCGACAGGGAAATGACCGCGACAGTCGACGCAGAACGTGCCGCTATAGAAGTACGGGTCGCGGGCGTAGGTTTCCGCAATGGACTGACTCATAGTGGTGGTTCCACCGCACTTCTGGTGGACATAGGATCGGCGCACTGGGCGGACGAAACCCTTGGCGCGCTCGGATTCGGACAGCACGACATAATCTTTCTGCTGACCGTTTGGTTTCAACTCGCGATGATCTTCCGTAACCGGGGAACCGTCCGCCAAAGTCCGCGCTGTCCGATCAACTGGTATTTCTGCGGCGGCGCGCTGGAGTTCTTTCTCGAACTCTCTAGCGCAGAAGTCGGCGTCGTTCTCCGCAACCTTCAGTGCTGCGCGAGCCTTCGTCAAAGTGTCTAGGATGGCGACATACTCATCGCGCGATCTGCCAATTTCCTCCCGCGTCTCTAAAGAGTATCGCCGGTCATCGACAATTGCGCGCGCCCTTGCAAGCAGATCGGTCATTGAATGCGCTCCTTTTAACGAGTATTCGCATAGACGGTTGATGGCTTGACCTTGAACTGGCTTGCGATTGCAGAAACAGAAATGCGCTTGTTGCGCAGCTTCTGCATCTGTGCGGCCACCTCTGGTGTGACCAGTCTCGGCCGCCCCATACTCACGCCCTGGCGCTTACGCTCGGTCATGCCATCAGTCGTGCGCTCCCGCAGGCGGCGGCGTTCGTTCTCGTCAATCGCGCCTGTCATGCTCAGGACAAGGCGGCCACTGGTCGTGTGCGGGTCGATATGAGGCTCTGAAGTGCTGCGAATAGTGACGCCTTTGGCCCTCAATTCATCCATGAGGATCAGCAGCTTTTTCAGTTCGCGGCTCAGACGGCTGAAGGAATAGACGTATAGGGTGTCTCCCTTCCGCAGCATCTTCATCAGCAGGGAAAGCTGTGGCCGATGTCCGGCAGCCGATACCTTCTCCCGGAACAGGCGGTAAGGCTCGTCAGGAACGCCCGCAGCCTTTAGGGCAGTGATTTGCATATCCAGACTTTGTTCGGACGTACTGACCCGCGCATAGCCCATGGTCTGGGGTGGAAAGACGAATGTTTCCGAAATGTTGCCGTTTCCCTGGCCTCGGTCTTTCGACTTAATCGAAATTGTTCCAGCGACCTTTTTAGAACGCGCCATCCCCTTACTCCGTGCTGGTGGGTGGGGAGGGAAGGGGCTGCCACATCGTGATTTCCCATTCGCCATGAAAGCCTTCGGCGCGGCCCTCGACCGAGCCGTCAGGAAAATGGATGACGCGACCCATCTGTATTCCGCACTTCCCGAACACCAGAACGCGCGGGGCATCCCAGTATGGTTCTGACTTCGGCGCTGTCTCAATCGGCTGCCAGTCGCTCACGTCACCTTCTCCTTACTGTCGGGTGGAGAGGGAAGGGGCATCCAGTGGGTGGGCGACTGATGAATGTGATGGCCGCTTGACGCGCAATCCCAGATGCCGCCGCCCCAACCGCTCCAGTACATTGCAATTACGTCACGGCGCGCGAAGCTGACGCCATCATAACCGGGAAAGTAGCCCAGCACGGCACTCCCATCCTTCGGCGCGGTTTCAATCGGCAGCCATTCGCTCATATCACCATCTCTCCACAGTCCCATTCATTCTCTTGCGTATGCCTGAGGCGCGGGTGCCGGGGAGGGCGCGGGTGCTTCCGGTCTTGATCCCGGCGTGCTTGTCACGCTGGCGGACGGTCTTGGCTGCGAGGGGAATGTCGCGGTTGCGGGTCTTGAACGAATGGCAGCGCTTGCAGACCGCAGCACAATTCCCCAGGCTGTTGTCCCTGCTGTTCGCATCAAGGTCGATATGGTCGAACTCGACTCCGTAAGAGAGCAGGGCATAGCAGCGGGTGCCAGCATCAAGGCCGTACCACTCTGCCGGCGCAACCGTTCCAGCCTCGCACTGGCCACCGGAGCGCTTCAGGGCGGCACGCTTCGTCGGTTTGTCGAATTCGGCGCGTCTCATGCCTGCATCGCCTCCATGTCGGCCTTGTCAGCGGCAGGCTTCAGGTCGGAATCCAGATAGGGCTTGATCTGGGCCTGCATGTGCTTCGGCAGATCGCGGAACCAGATTTGCAGGCTTTGCATGCCTTCCTTGGCGGCGATGAGGCCGTCCGCCTTGATGGCGGCGAGCGGGTCGTGCGCGGCGCGCGGCGCGGTCAGCATGGCGGCTTCTGGCGTATGGTTGTCGTGGTGAACTGTTGCGATGGGGCTTTCCTCGCCTTCGATAACCAACTGTCCGTCCGGCTTGATGAATGCCTGCTTGCCCTGCTCCTCGAACGCTTCTTCCATCCGGGCGGCAAGCTGCATGACATTGAGCGGTGTGGACCGGCAAAGGCGGCGCTTGGCCGACTTGCTGCACATGGCGGGGAAGCCGATGGCCTCATTGTTCCATGGGCTGTCGGACTTCGCCGCGCCGGGCGACTTGCGCTTGATCTCCAGCAGTTCATCGATGCCCAGCACGGAGATGACCGGCGGCCGGCCAAGCGCACCGGCCTGCGCCCATGCACCGATGATGCGGCCCTTGTTGCCCAGCTTCGGCTTGTGCTTGACGAAAGCCCCAGTCCCGAGCTGGTAATCGAAATCATCTCCCTCGCGCACGACTTCGCCGGTAATCGTCAGCCCGGCCCGCGCACCCAGCGTGTTGTAACCCTTGTAGCCGATGACAAGCTGGACCCGCTTCTTGAACGGCACCGGGAAACATTGGCCGGTCACGCCATCCATCTCCAGCCCCAGCACGCCCGCGGACATGATGGTGTTAAAGAAGCTCTGCCGGTCGCATTCCAGCAGATATGGGTTCCGCTCAACCGAGATGATGGCCGTGCGGATAAGCCGGTCCACCGGCATGACGCCAGCGAGCGCCTGTTCGAAATGCGGGGCGAGGGGGGCAAGCTGCTGTTCCAGCACGATCAGATCGTTAGGCACCGAGTTCGCCCCCTTGGAATGGTTTGACGCTGCCCTGGTCCAGATCGGCGGGGATGTAGGTTTTGACGCCGACGCCGGTCTTGTTCTGCTTCAGGGTAAGGTTGATGCCGTGGGGCAATAGGACTTTGCCGCTGTCGAGGAAGGTCTTGCGGAACTTCGCCTTCAGCGCGTCCTCGCCCTTCGTATGCGCAAGGCGCTGCTCGCGGTGGTATTCGAACATGCGCACGGATTCGGCCATCGCTTCCGCGTCCGGTTCGTCGCGCCAGTCCGTGACCTTCTGCGGGTCGATAGGAAAGGCGATGTCCAGCAGCGGATATTCGACTGGGATGCCGAACGGTTCGGGTTCGTTGTCGGCCTTCACGTCGGCAAAGAACCGGGCGGCCTCGGCGTCCAGAGCATCCCAAAAGCTCGGGATCGGCTTGCGCTCGTAATAGAACACCTCGCCAGCAATCCAGACGCCGAACACGCCCCACTTGTAGGGCGTCACGCCGTCACCGACGTACATCTGGACCTGCACTTGGATTTCATGCTGGCGCGGGACTTTGTTGCCGCCGTCCCATTCCTGCATCCATGTCCGGTAATCGAAGACGCACTTCGTCTCGCACGCGCCGGGGCCGCGCTCCGGGCAGATCACGTCGGCGTCGCGGGTGCAGCCAAACATGCCGCGGCGGATGTATGTCTGGCCGCCATCGGGGCCGACATTGGGTCGGACCTCAAGCTTCAGGTCGTCAGCAGCCTGCGCCAGCACCAGCGGCTCCAGCTTCTTGCCCCAGTCCATACGGCCATCGGTGGGCTTGAACGCTTCCTCGCCCTTGGCGAACCGCCGCCACAACATCCAGCGCGTCAGGTACGGCGACACGTCGAACAGCGCGCTCGCTTCCGTGGCGGATATGGTGGCGCGGGTCGGATCGGGCATTACGGCGCCTCTCCGAACAGAGCGCAGACCAGCCGACCGAGGGGTTCTGCGAAGCAATAGAAGGCGACCACGATGGCGAGCAGGCCAGCACCTTCCAGCACCATCATCGCGCGGTCGCCAAGCAGGCGTGGGCGGTAGCGGGTGGTCATGCGAAAAGCTCCTTGCCAGCGCGGACAAGTGAACCGTCCGCTTCCCAAAGGCGTTTCGCCTTCATCCGTTGCAGGTATGCGTCGCGGCTGGACCGCTTATATCCGGTGGCGGTGTCCAATGAGGCGCGGTCTATGCTGTCGGGATAGGCGTCGATTAGAACTTCAAGGATGCGCCGCTCGCCCTCTGGAAGCCGTCCCAGCCAATAAGCGCGCAGATCAGCGCCGGTCGGCAACGGCTCGTAATCGTCCGGCAGCGCGGCCTCGCCTTCTGGCGTGATCGAAACCGTTGCGCCAGATACGCTAACAAATCCCCTTTCCTTGAGGCGCTGGATATATGCGTCGCGGGACGAGCGCTTATACCCCGTCAGGACCGTAAGCTGTTCCCGTTCGACGCCATCGAACTGTGCGGCGGCGATCAAAACGGCGCGCTCGCCCGGTGGAAGGGTGGCGCGCCCGGCAGGACTCGAACCTGCGACCTTCGGGTTCGGAACCCGGCGCTCTATCCTCTGAGCTACAGGCGCTGGGGGGGGGGGATGTGGAAAGCGCGGCTTGACCGGCGATTCCAGCTTACCGATCCTTGTGGCGGCGTCGCGAACAACTTCGAACGCCTCATCGCGGCCTTTTACATAGCCATCTGCGAAGCCAACGGCGCAGCCATTGTTGTATCCGCGCTGTTCCGCGTTGGCCAAAGCCGCGGGGTCGGCCACCACCTTCTGCTTGACCGCGTCGGCCATCTGCTTCCGCAGCGAGGCAATCTCGGCCTTTAATGCCTTGGGGTCGTTGGCCTTGGTTTCAGTTTCGACCGTTGCCAGCCGTTCCTTGAGCGCGCCGAGGTCCAGCGGCTTGAGCGCGGTGGCGCTGCGCTTTTCGCCTCGCTTCGGCGCACTGCTGCTGTCAAAGGTGGATTTGCGGGGAAACTGAACAGTTTCGAGGATACCGCGCCCCGGTATCCAAACGACACCCTGACCGCGCTGCATCGCCGGGAGCGAACCGAGGATCGCCTTGCCCTGTGCGCGGTCGGCTTGCCCTTCGATCCACGCGCCGACTTGATCGCGGTCCTGCGAGGATGTCAGCTTGAGCAGCACCAGCCCGTCAGCTTGTGATAGGACATTTTTGTTCAGGACAGCCGGGCGCTGGGTGATTAGCCACGGAATGAAGCCCTTCACGCGGCCGCGTCGGACGATTTCCTCCATGCGGTTCAGCATGGTTTCGTCACCGGCTGGCGGCTTCTGCGGTGCAAAGCGGTCGGCTTCATCAATAATCAGGTGGAACGGATCGACCTTGGTCGGGTCGGTGTGCCGATAGATCGCCTCAAGGAACGCGGTCATAAAGCGACGCTCCGCCGCCTTGGTGGGCAGTTCTGACAGGTCCACGATGCAGCTTTCCCGCATTGTCGCCACAGTCTCACCGATCAGCGCACCGGCATGTTCGGTCAGCGGCAGATCGCCATGTCGCCCACCGAATATCGGCAAATTGAAGCCGGAAGACGTTTTGCCATCAGCCTTGAGGCGAAGCCCCCACATCACGCCTAGCGGGTCCACGCATACCGCGCGCTGGCCAGATTGCAGCAGCCGCTCAATAGCGGTCGTGGTCAGATAAGTTTTGCCGCTGCCTGCCGTGCCGAGAATGGCCAGCCGGTCGTCCAGGGCGGTGGTCGGAATAGGAAAGGTCACGCCGCCTCCCGGTGCACGCCGACGCCTACCGACGCAGGCCGGGTATTCCACAGCGCAACCGCTTCGGGGATAGTCCCGGCGGTCGCCTGCGCCTCAACAGGGCATTCGTCATTGGTGCAGGTGACGGCGTAGCGGGCGAGCTTCGATGCGAAGTTGAGGATCGTCGTCTTGGCTTCGTGGCCGCAGAACGGGCAATTCGCTGGGCGGGTCATGCTGCCGCCTTGTGGGCATCAAAGGCCCGAACGGCCTCACAGGCGGCGTTGTACCCTGCCAGCAATTCCTCGCGGCGCAGGGCGGTGTCGACCCGTTCCTCGTCCGACATGGCCGACGACGGCAGGGCGCTATTCCAGTATGCCGACCAAGCCTTTTCCTTGTTCAGGATCAGCGCGCGGCGGGCGCGGGCGTCGGCTTCGGTGCCCTCCCGGCTCGCAATCTCGGCCAATTTCCCTTCCGCCATGTCCTGCCCTCGTTGGGTTTCGATGGCGGATTGATAAGTGCGTAACGTGATATTGTCAAGCGCGATACGCGATTATTATTTCAGGCAGTTTGACGAGAGGCCATCCATTGTTGCGATGATCGCGATGAGGGCCGGACCAGCCCCGACCTCGGACATCTTTAAATTCCTAATACTTTCAAGGAATTCCAGCCTTATGCGGGCGGTGTCCACAGAAGTTGGCAGGCAGCGGTTTTGCCTAAGCAGTCGGTACGTACCTTCGATCCCGGCGATATAGGCGACGCACAATGTCATCGCGTTGACGTCCGACTCGGCCCTACAGCGGTCTGCGAGCCCTTCGACTGTTGTAGGAGAAGCCGCCCATTGGGCGTGGGCACCTAGTGCAGAGATAGCGAGAAAGCACGCGGCAACACCAATGCGTAACCACATGACATTCCCCTATCGCCGCTGCAACGATCCTATGACCCGGCCCTGTATCTGGGCCTCGCCCAACTCCCGCTCGTAGGCGTCATAGCGGGAATTATCCGACATGATCCGCACGCGCGGTGGGTCTGAATGGGCCACAAATTCCACGCGTTTCAGCACCAGGCCGAGCCCGTCCCAAACCACAAAAATCCCGGGCGGCGAGGCCGATCTGTCGTTCGTATTCACGATCACACGCTCGCCAGGGATCAGCGTGGGGGCCATGGAATCGCCCACCACCTCAATTATGACCACGCCATCGGGCTTTGAACCGAACAGCCCGCGAAAGTCTTCCTTTGGAAAGCCGTAGCGCCGAAGGACTGCTTCGCCGTCATTCTTGGCGACTTCGATCAGACCGCCATGGCCGGCCGTGACGCGCATATCAAGCTCCGGGACCAGCGCCAGCTTGTTGCTTACAGCTTCCTCGCCCACGGCAAAAGCCAGCCATTCCGGGGTGATCTCCAGTTCTTTGGCCAAGCGCTCGATCATTGCGAGGGGCGGCTCGTTGCTGCCCTCGCGCTCGTAGCTGGCGACGGTGCTCTGTGCGGCACCAACCCGCTCGGCTAAGGCGGTTTGGCTGAGGTGCTTGGCCTTGCGGGCTGTGGCAAGACGGGTCCGGAAAGTCATGTCCGGAGTCATACGGGCACCACGGAACTTCCGCCCAAGCATGTATCATGCTTGACAATATCGCGCATCGCGCTAATTCTGCCGGACATGACACAGGCAGAGCGCGTGATCTCCAAGTTCGGCACCCAGGAGAAGCTGGCTGCTGCATTGGGCTGTCGGCAGTCCGTAATCGCTGGTTGGAAGCGTCGAGGGTATGTCCCCGCCCAGCAGCAAGTTCGCGTGCTTGAGGCAGCGCGGGAGCAGGGAATTGACCTGACGCCTGCCGATTTTTTCCCGCAAATCGAAGGTGTTGCAGCATGAGCGGCGCACTTCGTGAAGCTTTCGTAACAAGATGGAACCCCCGTCTGCGCTGCACAAACAAGAGGCGCGCGGCAAGTTTTCCAGATGCCCCCATAAACAGCGGGGGCAGCATGGTTAAGCGGGACCACGGTTCCGAGAAATTCGCCCGGCGCGGTGGTGCAAACGCCCCCAGCTCCATCGACTGCGCTGCTGCGTCGGGCGGATACCTTACACAGCGCGGGGTGGGCTGAATGATCGCGCTGACCCGCCGCCAAGCCGATTGCCTGTCCTATATCCGGGCGTATCAGGTCGCGCATGGGTTTGCTCCCAGCTTCCGGGAGATCGCGGCCGCGATTGGCGTGAAATCCACCTCCGCCGTTAGCCGAATAGTCGGAGGACTCTCTGAACGTGGCGCCGTGCGCCGGCGCTATGGCCGCCGCCACGCCGTCCAGATCATCGAAGCCTGCATCTGTCCGCACTGTGGCGGTCAGGTGCGCACGCAGACCATCGGAGGCTGAAACATGCGCACCGAATTTGCACACCGCGATCTGGTTCCTGCTGTTGAGACGGCACGCGAGAAATGGTCGCTGCGTACCACAGCCGCCGTGGTCATCGTGTTCTGCGCGGTCGCGTGGCTGCTGTTCTTCAAGGTGCTTGCCGCGCTGATCTTCGCGCCCGACGCCGTCATCCATCACATTTCTCAGTTTGTCTCGCATCGCGGCGAGTAAGGGGCCTGAGTCGTGTCAAGTGCTGCCACAATGATCGCTGAAACATATTCGGGCCTTCAACAGGGCAAGAATGTCAGCGCGCCGATCCGCAACAACAATCTTAGCCCCACGGATCGCAAGAACTTGCCTGCGTTCAACATCACGCAGCACGAATTGACCGAGCGCGTGCAGGCGGTGATGCGCGAATTTGCGGGCAATGAGAACGCGGTGGCGAAGCTGTCCAACGCGCTCCAGTGCAGCCCCGGCACTGCGAAGAACTACCTCGAAGGCAAGACCACGCCGCAGGGCATCCACGACCGCCGGGCGCTGGCAGTCATTCCGGGATACCTCTCGCTGTCGATGGAATTGGCAGGGCTGCAGCAAGTCCTCGACCCAAAGCATCAGGCCAAGATGGCGGAGTTGATGCGCTATTGCGCCATTCAGGCCGAGAAGATTTTCGGAGGCGCAGAGTGATGCCGCTCGCCTGGGCCTGCCGCGACGAGAACCACGGCGCATTCCTGCAAGCCGGACTCGACACGCTGTCCGCTCTGCATGGTGCCCTGCAACCCCGCGACCGATATGGCTGCCCTGTGTGCCTTGCGCGCGGCCTGCCGGGCTGGGTGCGGCCTGCGACTTCACAAGAAGCATCAACCTTAACCCAAGGAGTTTGAGCATGGCGAAAAACGTAAAGCCGGTTGACGGTAAGACCGATGGGCATGGCGTGAGCGCCCTGCGCGGGAACGGGTATGACCCGGAAGCGGTGAAGGCGTTCGTCTCTCGCATCGAGAACCTGAACGGCGACCTGGCTACCGAGAAATCCGAGTTCATGACCCGCTGCAAGGTCATCCATGGCGACCTGAAGGTCGTGTATGACGAGGCCAAGGACACCGGCATCCCGAAGAAGGAACTGAAGAAGGCCGTCAAGCGCCGCGCGCTGCTGGCGTCCGTCGAAAAGCTCCGCGATGACCTCGAAGGCGAGCAGCAGGACAACTACGACAAGATTCTGCTGGCGCTGGGCGACCTTGGCCCGCTGGGCGAAGCCGCGATCAAGGCTGCTGCCTGATGGAAAGCGCGCGCGAAGTCCGCTTTACGATTCCGGGGCGTGTGGGCGGCAAGGGCCGTCCGCGCTTCACGGTCGTTGGTGGACACGCGCGCGCCTACACCCCAGCAAAGACGGCCAGCATGGAAGCCGTTGTCCGGCAGATAGGTGCGGATGCCATGGCCGGTGCTGATCTGCTGGACGGTGCGCTGCACCTGACCATCGTGGTCAACCTTAACCGCCCGGCATCGTGGTCGAAGCGGAAGCGGGCAGAGAACCCCATCCCGACCGGCAAGCCCGATCTGGACAATGTGACCAAGCTCATTGGCGACAGCTTGAACGGCATCGTCTGGCGCGACGACAGCCAGATTGCGTCCCTGCATGTCGGGCGCCGGTTTGTCGAAGGTGGCGAACATACCGAAATCTACGTCACGCAGTTGCGCGACGCCTATGTGAGGGCGGCGGCATGAGCGTCGGCCAGAAATACTGGAATGAGGAACGCTGCGACGTGCTGCGCCACCTTTGGGCCGAGCAATGGACTGCCGTGGAAATTGCCGAGGCATTGAACGAGATGTTTCCCGGTTACACGGTCACGCGCAACGCCGTGGTCGGCAAGGTCCATCGTCTCCGCCTTCCCATGCACCAGCCCGGCTGGGGCGGCTCGCTATCGCGGAGGGCCGCATGACCGCCGTCGATTACATCAACGACCCGGCCAGGCTACAGGCCATCGCCCGTGAAGCCCTGAAATGCATGGACGAGGGCAGGTACGGCGACGCCCGGCGCTGGCTCACGCATGGCACCGACAAGCCTGTGCGGTCGCATACCGGCGTGCTGGCGAAGGATGCGTACCGGTGAGCAATCTCCATATCGCCAAGCCTACCGTGTTTATCCGCCGCCTTATGTGGGCGCAGGAGCATCGCTGTTTTCTCTGCGATGGGCTGATGGTTCTGGGCCGCAAAAAGGGTGAACCGCAGGGCGAGTGCGCAACCCGCGAACATGTTTTCCCGCACGCCACCACCGGCAAGGCAATGGTTTACAACATTGTCCTGACGCATGTGCGCTGCAACCAGGGGCGCAAGGCACAGCAGCCATCCGCCAGCCAGATCGCCAAGGCGGCGAACATCTACAAGAGGCTTGGCATCACGCCGTTTATTCCGGCCAAGGTCTATCCCGGTTCCTTGGGCGGACGCACCGCTGAGGAAAGGGCGGGTGACGCATGAGCACCCGCGCATCCGGCTTCGACCGCGTTCCTGCCGATCTGTACGAAACGCCCGCTTGGGTGGTGGACGCCTTGGCCGAGCACGTCAACCTTACCGGCCTGTCTGTCTGGGAGCCTGCCTGTGGTGGCGGGAAAATGGTCCGCGCGCTGCAATCCCATGGCGCCGACGTGACCGCCACCGATCTGAACGACCAGAATTTCGAGGGGATGGCGGACCAGTTCGATTTCACCGTGGACGAGATCGCGCCAGGCCATTTCTATTTCGACAGCATCATCACCAATCCCCCATACGGGCCACAGGGGCGCACCGGCACGGCGTTCATCGAGCGGGGGCTGGAACGCCTGCCGCCCGGCGGGATGCTCGCCCTGCTGCTTCCCGTGGACTTTGACAGCGCCAAGGGCCGGGCGCGGCTGTTCGGGGACAATTCCCACTTCGCCGCCAAGATCGTCCTGCGCAAGCGCATCTGTTGGTTCGATCCGCAGCCCGGTCAGGCAGGCCCCAGCGCGAACCATGCATGGTTCATCTGGATTCGCTCGCACCTGCGCCACCAGCGGCCGGTGACGCTGTACGCGCCCTCCAACGAGGTCGAGAAAATTAACACCACCCCACAGGAGGCCGCATAGATGGCCCGTGACTATGGCCCACCCATTGCTGTGCCGACGTTCGAGGCGTCGAAGCTGGCGAAGCGCGCCAGGTACAATCGCAAAGTCGCTATCTGGAATAAAACGGGCGGCTACTGCTGGCATTGTGGTTGCTCTCTTGTTTTCAGCAATTGCGGTTCGTTCCACATGGACCACCTGCACCCGAAAATATTGGGTGGCAGCAATAAGATCCCGAACATGGTGCCCGCCTGCGAGAAGTGTAACGCGCAGAAGTGGATGCGCCTGAATTGGGCACCATCACAAGTCGAAATGGCGGGCGCGTAATGGCAAGAATCCGCACGATCAAGCCTGAGTTTCCCCAATCGGAAAGCATGGGCCGTGTGTCGCGGGATGCGCGCCTGCTTTTCATCATGCTCTGGACCGTGGCCGACGATTTCGGACGCTCTCGGGCATCCTCGCGAATGCTCGCGAGCCTCCTGTTTCCATATGACGATGACGCCGCCGAGCGCATCCCTGGCTGGCTCAAGGAATTGGAGCGTGAAAAGTGCGTCCGCGTGTATGAGGTGGACGGAAACACATACCTGCAAATCGAAAAATGGTCGGAACATCAACGGATTGACCATCCGTCCAAATCCAAATTCCCGAACCCTCCCGAGAAAATCGTAAAGCCTCGCGAGAAAGTCCGAAATCCTCGCTCTGGACCAAGGAAGGGAAAGGACCAAGGACCAGAGGACCAAGGATTGGACCTTGGAGGCGGTGAGGCGCAAGCGCCATCCCCGCCGGAGGCCGCGCCATTCATCGCCCTGCCTACGATTCACGAAGGGCAGGACGTGCCATTCACCGAAGCCCAAATCGCGGACTACGCCGCCACGTTCCCGGCCGTGGATGTGCCGCAGCAATTCCGCGAGATGCGACGCTGGCTGCTGGACAATCCGAAGAACCGGAAAACGCCGCAGGGCATGGCGCGGTTCGTCAACGCATGGCTGGGCAAGGAGCAGGATCGCGGGGGAGGACAGCGCGCAGGGCCGTCGCTGTTCGGCCAGTCCCGTCCAGCCCAACCCATCGTGAAAGTCGTGCAATGAGCGCCTTGGCAGTCCAGAACGAAATCCTCGAACCGATGCAGCGGATGTTCTCGCCGCCCCATCGGCACAGCGATGACCTGACCCGCATATCGGCGGCGCTGCGGGATTACGTCGCCCCGCTGGAATTGTTCGATGCTGCGGACCTGAAAGCCGCATGGGTCGAAGTCGTCAGCAACCACGACAAGACCACCTGGCCGGTCCCCGCGGTCATTGTGAAGGCGGCCAAGGCAGCGCGCAAAGCGGCGGCCGAGGGAAGCACCAAGCCGGTGCCGGGCCAGCAACGGAGATGGGAGCGCATGACCGAGGAGGAGAAATTCACCCTCTGGAAGGTCGCGCGCGCCACGCCGAAGGCCGCCGAGGCTGCCCAGATGGGCGTCGCATGGTCGTTCAAATGCCTGATCCTAGGCGATGGGAAGGACGCTGCGACCATCGACCTGCGCGAACTGCGGTTGGCCAAGAACCGCGCCCATGCCAATGCCGAACGCCTGCGTGACGGCCATAATTTCATCGCCCGCAATCCCGATCGGGAGGTAGATTTCAGCGACGAAAACCGGTCAAAGGCCGTGACCATGTGGCGCTCGCAATTGAAGCGCGAGGTCGAAACGCGGGACGAAATCCACCGCTATCAGCCCGGCGACACCAACAAGCAGATCGAGGCACGGACAGCGGCATGACCCGACGCATCGTTCCGACCAAGAAGCCCCAGCCCATACCGGCCATGATCTGCCGCACGCGGGAGGAGGTCACGCACGCCATGCAGAAGGTGCGCGAGTGCCGGGGCTTGTCGCAGAACGATCTGGACGCGCACGCCGGTTTCAACGTCGGCTACACCGGCAAGATGGAGCAGCCGTTCCCCCGCAAATGGCCATCCGGCCGCTGCACCATGCATCCGCTGTTCGACACATGGCTGGCGGCCCTGGGCGTGGCGCTGGTGGTGGTGGCGGACGAGCATACCGCCGGAGGGGTGCGCATCAGCCAGGCCGTCACGCCCCCGCCAAAGCCGCCCACGATGACATTCAAACGCGCACAGCGCCTCCGCAAGCTGCACGCCGAAGGCGGGTGGACCGTCAAACTGCTCGCCGCCAGCTTCCACACCACGCCTCGCATGGTCCGCGATGTGCTGGAGGGCAGGGCGTATCCGATTCCTGAAGCAGCCAATGACCAACAACCATAGGAGAGAGCATGACCGTAAAGAGCCTGAGTGAAAGCCTGTCCAAGAAACCTGTCTATCAGGTGGCCCGGCTATGGATTGTGGGCGACACGCCCTTGATCTGCCATGCGTGGTCGGAGAAAGCCCGGCGCGAAATGCTTGCCAAGCAGGTGAAGGCGACCAAATCGGGCAAGGAAGCTCGCGATCCCAACGCCGATTTCCAGTCATCCCTGTATGAAATGGGCGATGATGCCTATGGCTTCCCGGTCACCGGCTTCAAGAAAGCCATCTTGTCCGTGGCGCACAAGGACAAAGGCATTCCCAAAAGCACGGTGATGCAGGCGCTATGGTTGGACGCGCAGATGGTGCGCACCCGTCCAGCACTGGCAGGTGCCATCTGCGATATGCCGCTGGTCCGCATCTGGGGCAGCAAACCCGAAATGCGCGAGGACATGGTGCGCGTAGGTGCCGGTCTGCAAAAGACCGCCAGCCTCGCCTACCGTGGTCAGTTCACCACATGGGCATTCCGCATCATCGCCAAATTTAACGACGCGGTGCTGACTGCGGATCAGCTTGCGTTTCTGATCCAAGAGGCGGGCGTGTCTTGCGGCCTTGGCGAATGGCGGAACGAGAAATCAGGCATGTTCGGAGCGTTCCATCTGGCCGACGCAGCCGAGGAAGCAGCATGGGAGGCATATGCCGCTGGCAAGGGGCCGCTTCCCGAAATCGTCTATGCAATCGCAGCGGAGTGACCAATGATCAAATACGCTTTCACAGAAACCCTCACTATCAAGAACGCCGCCCAGGCTGACCCCAATGTCATCGGCCATGCCTTGGCTGAGATCGCGGAAAAGGCCAACGGTGAATTGTTGCCCAAGGACGTGGTAGACGCCGCACGCGACCCTGCTCACGATCTGCACAAGTATTTCGAGTGGAATGACGCTCGCGCCGCCGAGCAATATCGTATCGACCAAGCGCGGCGTATCATTCGGTGCATACGTGTCGAGGAATCTGGACGCCCACCGTCCCCGGCCTTCCTGTCCGTCAGCGATACGGGCGGCACCAGCTATCGCGCAATTGAGGAAATCCGGTCCAGCGCAGCCATGCAGGCCGCCGTGCTTGCCCGTGCTGAGGCTGATCTGGAGGCCTTCGAGAAGCGGTATTCCAACTTGATCGAAGTGGTTGAGTTCGTGAAATCGGCCCGTGATGCTGTCCGGCGTCGCAGGGAACGTATTACCCAGCCTGCCGTGCAAGCGGCGGCCTGAGGTATTTGGCAAGGCGTGTCGCCGCACGGCCCGGCTTTGTTCGGCTCGTCCGGGATAAGCAGGCATTGCACGTCTAGTCGCGGAGTGTCCGCGCTAGGTTGGGAATATCTGGCTAGGTAAGTCTTGTTGTTGCACGGCCCAGCGATGCGGGGTCAGGCAGGCTGGGTACGGCATGTCACAGCGCGTAGTAGCGCGGAGTGGTATGGCCCGGTCCGGAAGGGCAGGCATTGCAGCGATGGTTGTGTCGCGTATGAGCGTTGCTGGGCCGCGCAGCGAGTGTCTGCGAAAGGCTGGCAAGGCTAGGGGTGTCGAGTCCCGGCGTTGCATGTAGGTGCAGGCAGTAGGGCGGGGTCTTCACGGGCCGCGCCCTTTCTGCATCAAGGCAATTACCATGCCAATTCCTGTCAAGCCCCTTTCGACACATCAAACGCACGAATAACCCAGCAATTACAGGGCATTTCCGCACATCGCCCGGTGCGTTGCGACAACCCCGCCACCGCGTACCCTCGCGCGCATCCCCCACTGTATCCAGATAGAGCGCGGTGCGTTGCCACCAGCGACCGACAGCCCATCCTCACCGCATGTCATCCGCTGCGCTCGCCATAACCACCACAAGCCCGCGCAAGGCCCGCATATCCGGTCCAGTACGCGCCGCAATCCGCCTCATGGTCGATGAAGGTCGGAGCCGAGCCGAGGCCGCTAAAGCCTGCGGAATTACTGACGATTGGCTTTATCGCGCCCTCGAACGACCGGAGTGTAAGTCCTTCCGCAACCACCTGATGCAGGTGTTGCGTGAGAGCGAGGCGTCCCGAACCATCGCGCGCGCTGCAAAACTGGCCGATGAGGCTGAATCCGAGCACGTGAAGCTGCAGGCAAACACATGGCTCGCCGGTCTTGAGAGCATTGCGCCTATCCAGCGCACCGAGAATATGCATGTGCATCAACACGTTATCCCCGGCCTGACCATCAACCGCGGCAACTGGCAACCGCACGGAGATGTCATCGACACCACCGCGCACCAGGTCGAAAACGCAAGGCCAATCAATGCGATAGGCAAGCCTGCTGCACACCCGGAGGCGCAGGCACCAGCGACCACCACATCTTGTGTTGAGCAGCCCAATCGTGGCGCTCGAAAGCGCAAATGAGGGCTAAGTCATTGATATATCAGGAAACACGATTTCCCATAATAAACAATTATCAGGCAACTGGCGCTCGATGCGCCTGGGATCGCGTGCGGCCTGAGCGTGGCACCGGGGGGGCAAAAACGCAATCGCGACGACTGACTGGGGTGCGCCCCTCTAGCCGTTCCCGATTTTTCGTTTCGGAAATTTTGTCCGGAAATTTTTCGGTTTCGGAAATGCGTTGATGGCAGACGACGCTCCCCAGCCGCAGCAGCTTCAACTGACGATTGATGGTCCGACGCTGGAGGCGTTTCTGGACGATTATGCGTTTGTGACGATTGTGCGGGGGCCGTGGGCGAGCGGGAAGTCGGTGGCGTGCATATCGAAGCTGTACGACATCGCGTGTCGGCAGCGGCCGAACCCGCAGGGAAAGCGCAAGACGCGGTGGGCGGTGGTCCGGAACACGTATTCGGAATTGCGCGATACGACGATCAAGACGTGGCTGGATTGGTTCCCGGAGGATGTGTACGGGCCGATGGTGAAGGCGCGGCCGTATACGCACACGATCCGGGTTCCAGGGGAGCCGGATGCGCGTGGGCGGGCGACGACGGTTGAGATGGAGGTGATTTTCGTCGCGCTGGACGATGAGAATGACCGGAAGAAGCTGCTGTCGCTGGAGTTGACCGGGGTCTGGGTAAACGAGGCGCGGGAGGTTTTGAAGGGGATCATTGACGACATCATCGGGCGGACGGGTCGGTATCCGTCGAAGCGGGATGGTGGGCATAGCTGGTCTGGGGCGATCATGGACACGAACGCGCCTGCGGACACGCACTGGCTGCCGATCATGATGGGCGAGGTGCCCATGCCGGAGGATTTGAGCGAGGACGACCAGGCGGGGCTGAAGCGGCCGGAGGATTGGAACTATTACGTCCAGCCGGGAGCCTTGCTTGAGGTGCGGGATGCGACGACGAAGGAGATTTCGTATCAGCCGAACCCGATGGCGGAGAACATCCGGAATCTGACGGACGGGTTCGGGTATTATTTGCAGCGCATGGGCGGCAAGACGCGTTCGTGGATACGGGTGAATTTCTGCAACAAGCTGGGTTCGATGGTGGCGGGGAAGCCGGTGTGGCCGACCTTTGCGCGGGATCGGCATGTGGCGCCGCAGCCGATACCGTTCGATCCGAATTTGCACCTGTATGTCGGGGTGGACCAGACGGGGCGCAATCCCGCGGCGATTGCCGGGCAGGTTCACGCCGGGCGGTGGCGGCTGATCGGTGAACTGGTGGGCAAGGACATCGGGTCGGATGCGTTCGCGCCCTTGGTGCGGCGCTGGGTGGCGAAGCTCATTGCGCCTTCGGGGCTGTCGATTGAGCAGGTGCGGATTTCGTTTTACCGCGATCCGCATGACCAGAAGAACGCGACGGACGATAATTCCTCGCAGCTTGTCTATCGCAAGCATGGGATTTTGCTGATCCCGGCACCGGGCGGGAACGGGATCAAGCACCGGACCGAGACGGTGGAGGCGATGTTCGATTTCGACCGGATCACGGTTTCCCCGACCTGCACGCGCTATATCGCGGCGTGCGAAGGCGGGTATCGGTTCCGCAAGCTGAACGTGTCGGGCGAGGTCTATGATAGCGAGCCGGATAAGCGGAACGGCCATGCTGACATTGCCGACGCGTCGCAATACCTGTTTCTGGGGGCGGGCGAGGGGAAATCCTTCATGAAGGGGTCGGAGCCGAAGCGGCCGGTCAGCGTGGTGACGGGCTACAAGCCGGGGCAGAACCGGAAGCTGTACCGGCCACACCGGCAGGCGGCGCGCGCCTGATGCGCTTCGTGCCCGATGTGCCGGAGCAACCCGACATGCCTGTGGTGTGGCAAGTGTGCTTTGCGGATCGGGTGCGGCGGGCACCGTGGGATTGGATATGCCCGCAGAATTACCGGCACGCGTTCCTGTTGGGATATCTGCCCGGGCTGGATCGGTGGCTTTGCTATGACGTGCTGTTCTTCAAAACCGAGATCACGGTGCTGCCTGGGGCGCTGGCGGGGCGGCTGCTGACCACGGCGCAGCGGCAGGGCGGGGTTTTGAACTGGCCGGCGCCGGGCGCGCTGAAGGCTTCGTGGTGGCCGCGGTTCGGGTTCTGGTGCGTGCCCGCGATCAAGCATGTGCTGGGGCTGCGGTGCGTTGCGATGACCCCCAAGGGATTGCACGACTGGATGGTGCGGCACGGTGCCCGTCCGCTGGTCGAGGAGAGCCATGTCCCTATTCAGCACCCCGAAAGCCCCGGAGGAAGACCCGGCGGTTAAGGCGGCGCGTCAGCGCCAGCAGGTGCAATCGGAGAACGCGCTCACCAGCACGATCCAGGATGATTTGCGCCGCCGGATGCAGGTTCGGCTTCAGCGTTTCGGGATGGTGGGCGGAAATCCCGGCGGATCGTCCCTGACCTCCGGCTTCATCCGGTCGATCTGATGGCCGAGAAGCCCAAGCCGACATTGCTGGACACGATCAAGGCGGAAGTCGGTCGCCGCGCCGCGAAGGCGCGCACCGAAAAGCAAATGTTCGAATCCGATTTTCAGGAGGCGTACAGCTTTTGCCTGCCGCAGCGCATCAAGCCGGGCGATAGCAGCACGACGCGGCCGAGCGGCACCAGCGACAATTTCAGCACGATCGGTGAGGAGGTGCTGACCGATTTCGCGTCCGACATGGCCGATACGTTCATCCCGGAACACAACAATTGGGCCGGGGTCGAAGTCGCCGCCACGGTGCCGCAGGAGTTCGAAACCGACGCCAAGGCTGCCGCCAAGATCGACACCGACACGACCTTCGCGGCGATCACGGCATCGAATTTTCATGAGGCCGGAAAGCAGGGCTTCAAGGATTTGGGAATTTCGGCGGTTGGCATGGCGGTGGAAGACCCCGGCGCGGGTCAGCCTTTCCGCTGCCAGGTCATCCCGATCGGGGAACTACTGATCCTGCGCGGCGCCACCGGTGAAATCGACTTCCGGGGCTGGGACCGCAATCTCCCGGCGGGCGATATCGAGGAATTGTTCCCGGACATCGACCTTCCGCCCAAGGTCAAGGCGGCCATCGCGGGCAAGAAATACGACACGAAATTCAATGTTTTGCAGGGCTGCTACCGCGACCGCAAGGTGAAGGCCGAAGTCGCATGGGTGAAGTTCACACTGATCGACAACGAGGCCTGTGAGGGTAGCCGGCAGTTGGGCGTCGGTTCGGCAAACATTCTTGTCGCGCGCTGGGACCCGGACCCGAATTTCTCATGGGGCAATGGCCCGGCACTCAAGACGCTGGCCGATTTCCGCGAGAATGATGAAACCGCCTATCTGAAGCTGAAGGGCTTGGCGCGCAACGTGGACCCGTCTTGGGCCTATGACGACGATCAGGTCATCAATCTGGAGGGCGGCATCCCGAACGGCGTGGCGATCCCGCGCCTGCCGGGTTCGAAAATCGACGTTCTGGAATCGCGGCACGGCATGGATGCGGCACTCTATGCGGTCGATATGGTGGAGCAGCGCATCCGCCGCCATTTTTATCAGGACGGCCCGGTTCAAAAGGGCAAGACCCCGCCGACGCTGGGCCAGTGGATGGACGAAGCCCTGCAAAAGCAGCGCCGCCTTGGCACGCCCGCCGCGCCGCTGTGGCAGGAATTTCTCTCCGAAGCCTATATGCGGTTCCGCTGGCTGCTGGTGAAGCGCGGCGAATTGCAGGAAGTCATCAAGGTTGGCGGCAAGGAATTCCCCGTCCGTCCGATCAACCCGCTGAAGCGCGCTGCCAATCAGGAAAAGGCGATTGCGTGCGAACGCGTCTTGGCCAGCCTGGGCAACCTGTTCGGGCCGGAAACACTTCCGCAGATTGTCGATGTCGGTGAGACGGCGCACAACATGGTCAAGCTCTCCGATGCGTCCGGTGTGACGCTCCATCCCAAGGAACAGATCAATGCGACCATCAAGGGGATGCAGGAAGCGGCGATGGCGCAGCAGGCTGCCGCCACAGCCGCGCCGCTGATGAGGGCGCAGCAATGACGCCTCTCCGCCCGCAGCGCGGTCACCGCTGGGAAGACCTGACCGCATCCGATCCATTGAGCATCGAGGAGCAACGGATTGACGCGTGTTTTGCGCGCGTTTTCAGCACGCCGGATGGACAGATGGCGCTCGCAAATATGCACCGTTTGACGACTTGGAAGCGCACCGCGCCGAACGCTTCGGACGGTGCGTTGCGGGAGGATGAGGCGCAGCGGAGATTTGTCGCGATCATTGAGGCGCGAATTCAGCGCCACACAGAGAGCGCAAGTCAGAATGTCGGACCCGGCACAGCAGCAGCAACAGGACCCGGCGGGCGGAAATCAGCCCGATCCCGCCGCCGTCGTGGCGCGGCCTGACTGGCTGCCCGAAACGATTTGGGATGGCGAGAAGAACGCCCCCAAGATCGACCTCGCCGCGTCGCTCACCGAACTGGACACGCTGCGCCCGCTGAAGACCGCCGCCGATGAGCGCGCGGCCAAGATTCCGGCCAAGCCCGAAGATTACAAGTTCGAACTGCCTGCCGATTTTCAGTTGCCGGAAGGCACGAAGTTCGAAGCCCGCGCCGATGACCCGCTGGTGCAGGCGGTGCGCGAATACGCCGTCACCAACAAGCTGACGCAGGATGAACTCGGCGGGCTGGTCACGACCTACGCCAAGGTGAAGGCGGCGGAGATCAAGGCCGAAACCGAGAACCAGGCGAAGTTCGCCGCCGAGCAGACCGCGGCGCTGGGTGCCAACGCCGAAGCCCGGCGCACCGCCGCAAAGACCTGGATCGACGCGAACCTGTCGAAGGAAGAAGCGAGCGTTTACGCGACGCTTCTGGACCTCAAAGTCGGCGTCGAAGCCGTCGAAAAGATCATCGCCAAGGCGTCCGGCACCGTTGTGCGCGGCCAGCCGGGCAGCACCAAAGAAAATCCGAACAAGAACTTGGCCGACAAGATCGGAACGCCCGGTCACAAGGCCATGGACACCTTCAACGCAGCCGCCGCCGCCTAGCGAGGAAACGAAGCCATGCCCGCAATGACCCTCATCGAAGCCGCGAAGGCCGCCGCCGAGCAAGGCGATACCGTCAAGGCCGCCGTCATCCAGATGTACGCCGAGCGGTCGGACATCCTGGCCGCCATGACCTTCGAAGGCATCATGGGCGGCGCGGTCAAGTTCACGCAGGAAGGCGATCTGCCGACCACCGCGTTCCGCGGCGTGAACGAAGGCTTCACCGCCAACAATGGTTCGCTGACCCCGCAGACCGAGGCGCTGTTTGCCGCCGGTGGCGACCTGGACGTGGATATGTTCATCCTCGACACGCAGGGCGAAGGCGTCCGCAGCACGCATGTCGGCATGAAGTCCAAGGCGCTGGGCGTCGGCATCACCGACGCCATCCTGAAGGGCGACAATTCCACCGATCCGCGCCAGTTCGACGGCTTCCAGAAGCGCGCCACCGGCGGCCAGCTCATCGACGCGGGCTCGACCGCTGGCGGTGAACCCCTGAAGCTGACCAAGATGGACGAATTGGTCGATACCGTTGACGGTGCAACCCACCTCATCATGAGCCGCGCGCTGCGCCGCCGCTTCCAGGCCGCCGCGCGCAGCCCGACCCTCACCAACAACATGGTGACGGACGACATGGACAGCGAACTGGGTCGCCGCGTCACGCGCTTCCAGGGCATCCCGATCCTGGTCGGCTATCCGCAGAACAAGAACACCAAAGTCCTGCCCTTCACCGAGGCGGCGGCATCGGGCGGCGCGACCGCGACTTCCATTTATGCGGTCAACTTCGGCGCCGATGCGGTTCACGGCATCAACAACCCCGGCATTTCGGTGCGCGATCTGGGCGAACTGGAATCCACCCCGGCCAAGCGCACCCGCGTGACCTGGAACGTGGGCCTGATGGTTCCGAGCGAATTTCACCTGGCCCGCCTTCGCTACATCGCGGACGCGGCCATCGTGGCCTAACCGGCCGAAGGAAGAAGGAATACAGACATGCCCTTTCAAGCCTCCCGCCGGACCTACACCTACGACGCGAACATGCTGTTCAAGGATGCGGGCCTCATCGCCGCGTCCGCCGCCGCGCAGGTGTCGGGGTCGAACCGCATCATCACGGTCGGTGACACCTTCATCAAGGCGGTGATGCAGATCGACGTGACGGCGGTCGAAATCGGCACCGGCAACGAGAAGTTCGGTCTGCTGGTGCAGGGATCGACCTCCGCGACCTTCGCGTCGGTGATCGAAACGCTGGCGGCGCTGGACCTCGGCGCGGCATCGTCCGGCCGCTGGGGTAGCGCGCAGGACTCGGTGGTCGGGCGCTACGAACTGCCGTTCATGAACGTGCAGGCCGGTGTGCAGTATCCGTATCTGCGGATGTACACCTTCGTGTCCGGCACCATCGCCACTGGCATCAACTATTCGGCCTGGGCCGGATTGGACTGCTAGACCAATGTCGGTTCTCGTCCAGATCAAGCACGTTCCGACCGGCGAGATCAGTGAGCGGTTCAGTGTGGACGCCGCCGATCTTCTGGCGACCGGCGAGTATGTGCAGGTCGCAGGTATGCCGGTGAAGGCTGCCATCGTCGCGCCGCCGGAAAAGCCGCCCGGTCCGCCGGTGGTCAAGACCGAAGGCAAACCATCCATGACGCACAAGGGCAAGGGCAAATACGTCGTGTCCGACGCGTCCGGCGCGATCATCACCGAAAAGCCGGTTTCCAAGGCGGACGCGGAAGCGATCCTCGCCACACTCGAATAGGGACGCACGCCCATGCCCACAGCCCTGACGGCGATCAAGACCCTCTCCGGTGGCAGCACGGTCCCCGTTCCGCTGAATTTGGTTGAGGACAATATCGGATCGCTGAACCCGGCGACCGGCCTGTCCTTGAGCATCAAGGATGTCGGTATCGGCATCATCCGGCTGGATTTCACCCTGTCCGCCGTGTCGATCACCGTCACCGATGCGGGCGCGGGCGGATCGTCCGGCTCGCTCAAGCTGTTCGATTTTGCCGAGGCCGGTGTTGTGCCGCTCGGCTGCCGTCAGGATTACACCGCGTTTGCCGAAGGCGCGGCGCTGACTGGCGCGGCGGGCGACGCGTCCTTCGTCATGGGCCTCGGCTCTGTCGCGGCCAATGCGGGCGATGCGGCGCTGACTGGCACCGAAGTCGATTTCGGCGCGGTCACCGGAACCATCACGCTTTCAGGCGGCACCGGAACCGGCACCAAATTCTCTGGCGCCGGCCTGAACTCCTCCGCCGGTCTGGACGGCACGTCAACCGCCGTTGACCTGTATCTGAACTGGTCCGGCTCGGCTGCCACCATCGACGCCAACAGCACCATCTCCGTCACCGGCACCATCTCCGTCGTGGTCCTGCTGATGGGCGACGACTAGGAGCGGCGATGGCAAAGTTTGCCGAGACATACGAGGACCAGAACAACGGCATCCGTAAGTATTCGGACTTGCCTATCAAGGATATTGGTCCGCTCACGTCGCTCCAGGCCAAGGCGCAGAAAATCCTGCGCTCGGCCGCAAACTTCCGGGGAATGCCGCAGACGGCGGGCACCCCCGTTGTCATCACGGTCGGCGCGGCGAACACCGCGTCCACCCTCGACACCGCGCAGACGACCGCTTTCGGGTCCGGTCAAATTCAGATGGGCACCGACACCCGGCTGGAGCAGATCGGCAAGTGGGGCACGGTCGGGTCAAACTATCAGGGCATCATTTCGTCCGTCGCGTCCGGCAGCAAGCGCGGTATGCACGGGCAGGGATTCCGCTTCGGCTTCGACGGGCAAATTCTGGAGTTCACCCTTCAGGCCGGTTCTGGCGATACCTTCATCATCTACCAGACCGAACTGACCGGCGCGAACGCTGGCATCCGCCAGCGGTCCATCGCCAACGATCAGGCCACGCCCGACGCCTCGCAGCGGTACTACTCGTGCGATTTCGGTTCGCGCGCACCGCGCATTATCGAACTGTATTTCCCGACCACCGCGTCCGTTCGCGGCATGAACATCACCGCGACGGGCGTGGCGATCCCGGTGTGTTCGGTCTGGAATGCACGCCGCCCCGATGCGCTCAATCTGGCGTTCGTTTGGGACAGCTATGGCAATAACGCCGCCAATGGCGCGGCTGGTGGCGGTGCTACCAACAGCCAGAAAATCTGGCCGCCCGATGTTTTTGGCGAAGTGCTGGGCCAGCCGAACCCGATCGTTCTGGCGAATGGCGGCACAGGCTTCCTGAACCCCGGCTCGACCAATGGCACATATGGCACGCGCATGTCGAATGGCGACATCGACGTGAGCAATGTGGGCAATCTGGACCTGCTGGTCGTTCCCTGCAGCGTGAACGACAACCTCGCGGTCAATGCGGCCTATACCGACACCGCGCACGCCACGGCGGTCTATGATTATTTCGCATCCGCCAAGCTGCGGCAGCCAAACCCCATCATCGTAAGCTGGGGTCCGCAGGTCACCGGCTCCGCGACCGGCGGCTATGTGGCGTCGCGCTTTTCGACAGCGCGAGAGGCGTTCCTTCGTGCGGCGGACGGCGATCCCCGCTTTATTTGGTTGGACAATTCCGCGACCGGCGAAAACTGGCTGGCGGGTGCGGCCGCGACCGGCACGGTTGGCCAGTATTGCGGCACCGACACCGTGCATCCGAACACGGCGGGCGCGCTGTATTGGGGCATCCGTCCGGCGACCAGCCTGCTCACGGCGCTGTACCCTCTCGCCGCTGCCTAACGGTGCGTTGCGGCTGACCCCTCCGGGGCCATTCTGCCGATATGGCCGATACCAAGCTCTCCATCGTCAATCAGGCGCTCACGGCTGCGGGTGAAGACCCGTTGACCACGCTGACGCCGGGCACGGTGATGGCCAATGCCGCCATCGAGAATTATGACGCCTTTGTCGAGGAGGAACTGGAGAACGGCGGCTGGAAATTCGCCGCCAAGATCGGCAATCCCAGCCTCCTGACCGCCACATCGGACCTTCCGCTCAAGTATCGCTGGCAGCTTCCGGCGGGCGTCCTGAAGGTCATGTCGGTGCTCTACAAGGGCCAGGATTTGGACGGCGAATTCTACCAGATCGAGGGCAATGTCGTCCGGACGGCCTACAATACCGATATCACCGTCAAGCATCTGTATTGGCCGGCAGAATCCCTATGGCCAGCGCGGTTCAAGAGCATCGTCCGGGGGCGGCTCAAGGCCCTGTTCATGGGCGTCAGCGAACGCCATGCGGAAGCCGAGGCGACCGAGCAGCGCACCGACATGAAGTCCAAAATCGCCAAGCACACCGAGGCGGGGCAGCAGCGCAACCGGCCCCTTGGTGATGGCACCTTGGTCGATGCCCGCATGGGCCGCCGCCGCCGGAGGTACTGATGGCGCGTCGCCAGGTCGTCCGGCAAAGCGATTTCGGGTTCGGGGAACTGTCGGAGGATTACGCCGCCAGCAACGCCGAGGCCAAGACGCGTGCGCTGAAGCGCGGCCGCAACTGCCGCATCCTGAATTCCTATGGCTTTTCTCAGCGCAATGGCTCCCGGCGAATGGCGTCGCTAGCCGGGAACAGCATCGCCATCGAGATCATCGTTTCGGAGATTGGTTCGGTGATCGGCGCCGTGCGGGCGGGCGGGATCGACATCTATTCGCAGGACGGTTCGCTGCTGCAATCGGTGTCCGGCGGGCCATGGACGGCGGATGAGGTCGGGTCGATCACATGGCACGCCCGCGAGAATGAGGTCTATTTCACGCTGCAAGGCTATTGGCCGCGCCTGCTGACCTATTCTGGCGGGGTGTGGTCGCTTGGGCTTGTAACCTTCGCCGCAGGGGCTGGCGGATCATCGCAACAGCCCTATTACCGCTTTGCGGAGAAGGGCATCACCCTCACGCCGTCCGCGACTTCGGGCACGATCAATCTGGTCTTTTCCGATGACGTGCTGGAAGCCGGGCATGTCGGGGTGCGCTTCCGCTATGGCGCGACCATCGCGTCCGCCAAGGAAATCCAGATCGCGACGGTTGTGGACGGCCAGAACGGCACCGGCACGGTGATCGACACGCTGCCGCCGACCATCGACGTGACGGTTGCGGACGGATCGGGCTTTCGCGTCGGGGAGGATGTTGAGGGGCAGGACAGCCAGGCCGCTGGGACTATCACGAACATCGCGGGCAATGTGCTGACCGTGCTGATGTCGAACAGCAACACCTTCGTCACCACGCCCGATGCGGAATATGTCGTCGGGCCTTACGCCCGCAGCAAGGCGTCCGGGGTCGCAGGCGCGAGCAGCCCGGCGGCAAGCACGGTCTGGGATGAGGCGGCACTGTCGCCCGTGCGCGGCTATCCCGGCGATGTGTTCGAGCGCAGCGGGCGGCTGGGCTTTGCGGACTTCCCCCATATTCCGGGGGCCATTCTCCTGTCATCCCCCGGCGCGCGGGACAGTTTCAACACCGGCAAGGGCGAGGTGTCCGACGCGATATTCTTCCTGCTGGCCGAAGGTGGGCAGCGGGTGCGCTATTGCGTGTCGGCGGCCAGCCTCATCATCCTGACCGACCGGCGCGTCTATTATGTCCCGGAAGACACCAATACCCCGCTGGCGGCCAGCACCTTCCAGCCGATTATGATCGACAAGACCGGCGCATCGAGCGCGTTCCCGGTCATCATGGAGGAGGGCGTCGCGTTCATCGAAGCGGGCGGCAACCGGGTCATGGGGATGCTGGCGACCGGCGATCTGACCACGCCATATCGGGTGACGGACCTGTCGCGCCATGCCGCGCACCTTATCCGCACGCCGGTCAGCCTTGCCCAGACCAGCGGCAACGCGCAGGCGCCGGAACGCTACCTGTTCGCCCTGAATTCGGACGGGACGCTGGCCTGCATGTTCTTCGACACGAACCCGCCGCGGCTGGGAATCACGCCTTGGGATACGCCGGATGGGGCCTATCTGGCGTTCGTGACCATTGTCGGCATCGTCTATGCGGTGTGCCGCCGGACCATTGGCGGGGCGGACGAGTATTTTCTGGAGCGGCTGGATGGCGATGCGCAGATGGACGCCTCGACGCTGTTCTCAAGCTCCGGCTCTTATCTCCCGCTGACCGACGATAATGGCGACGCCATCACCGACGATGACGGCAATCCTATCCTGACCGATATCGGGGCCATGCCGCATCTGGCGGGGCAGACCGTGCAGGTGATCCGAGGAACGGAATATCTGGGCGAGTTCACGGTTTCGGCGGATGGCAGCATCCCCGGCATCGACGCGGCGGACGGGGATTTCGAGGCGGGCCTGCATTTCCAATATGACGCGGTGCTGTGGCCGCCGGAGGCCGATGGCGACCAGCGCGCGATGTTTGCGCGCCGCCGCCTGACGCACGCTGCGATCCGCGTGCAGGACAGCGGGGTCTACACGCTGGGCATCGAGGGCCGGACGCAGGTCAACACGCGCCCCGCCTATGACCAGGGCGATGATCTGGAGGAAGCCCCGCCGCTGCGCAGCGAGGTCAAGCGTTATGCCTTGTCCGGCTATGAGTACGAGCCGTGCGTGCAGATCGGCCGCCCGATTCCGACCCCCCTGACGGTGATTTCCGTCGCGCAAGAGGTGATTGTGACATGAGCGTCTTGGCGGCACCGCTGGCCATTGGCGGCGGCATTCTTCAGGGCATGGCGTCGATCACGCAGGGCAACATGGCCGCCGAGGCCGGGAAGGCGCGCGAGAACGAGCTGAAGATCGACGCGCAAAATACCGAGATCGCGGCGAAGCAATCGCAGGCGGCGCGGCTGGACGAACTGACGCGCACGACCGGCAATATCAACGCCATCGTCGCATCGCGCGGGCTGGATTTGACCTCGCCGTCCGCACTGGCCATGACCGAGGGGGCGCGTGATTACACCTATCGGGACATTGGCCGGGAACGGTTCAATGCCATGCAGACCGCCAGCAACCAGCGTGTGGCCGGAGCGCAGGCACGGTTGTCCGGCAAGATGGCGCAGCGGGCGGGGTATCTGTCGGCGGCGGGATCGTTCTTCAAGGCGGGCAGTAAAGCCGCCAGCGCGTACGGGTGAGATAGATGGCCACGCCTCGCCCGATAGACATTGGTGCAAACAGCCAGCCGGTCCTTGTGGATCAGGTGCGCGGACCGTCCCCGGCGGCGGAATATTCGCGCGGCATCGGCGCGTGGTCCAGCCTGGCTGATACCGGAGCGCAGCTTGAGCAGATCGGCACGGAAATGCTCAAGCCGGAAATGGCGGCCAAGGGTTCACAGGCCGTCACGCGCGACCCGGCGACCGGCGACCTGACCGTCGAAATGCGCACGCCGCTGAACGAACTGGACGTGGCCTATAACCATGCGGCGCAGGCATCGTTCGCAGCGCAAAGCGAGGGCGACCGCCGGGCCTATCTGCAAAAGCTGGCGATCGACAAGCTGGACGATCCGGAAGGATTCCGGCTTCTGGCGACCGACTATGTGAAGAAGCAGGCGGGCGGGGCTGGCGTCCCTTCGGCGCTGCGTGGCGATCTGCTGAACACCGGCCTTGCCGACGTGACGCAATTCACCGCGAACCTGACCGGCCAGAAGCAGCAGCGCGACGTGCGCAAGCAGTTGGGCGCGATCAACTCCGGCATCACCAGCACCAAGAACGATATCTTCGCGCTGTCTCACGACGGCGGCACGGAAACGCCTGATTTTGCCGCGGCGGTGGCCAAGCTCCGCAACCAGCAAGACCAATTGCGCAACCCCGTGTTCGGCATTTCCGGGCAGGCGATTGACGACGACATTGCCGAAACCGTGGCGCAGGCACATGGCGAGGCGGCGCTAGGCATGGCCCTGCGAGAAGCCAAGGCCAACGGCACGCAGGCCGGGCTGGACTTCCTCGAAAAGGCGATGTGGTCGAAAGACCTGAACCTGTCGCCGCAGCAGCGCGAATCCTATGTCAGCCGAGGCAAGCGCGAGATCGGGGAATGGGACGCGCTGCGCCGCGACGCCATGGTCGAGATGCGGCAGGGCGTCGATCAGCGCCTTGACGATGCCGTGGCGAAGGCTGAGGCGACAGGCCGGTATGATGACGTGGTGTCCGTCCCGGAGATCACCCGCGCCTATGCCGACAATCCCGCCCGCGCTGCAGACATCATCAGCAAGCTCAACAGCGCCGCCGATGTCTATTCGATGCGGCAGCAGGTGAAGAACGCCACGCCGGAAGCGTTGGCGCGGATGGATGCCGAACTGAACCCGGCAGGCACCGCGCCGCCGATCAGCGAGGCGTCCGCCCAAGCCGCCATCACTGACCTGTTCCCCGGCAGCACCATCACCAGCGGCGCGCGCACGGCGGAGAAAAATGCCGAGGTTGGCGGGGTTGCGAACTCCCAGCACCTTGACGCGGCGGCGATGGATTTCGTGCTGCCGAAGGGCAAGACGGTCGCGGATGTGCGCGCCGCGCTCACCGCCAAGGGACTGCCGATTTCCGAACTGATTGATGAAGGCGACCACATCCATTGGGCATGGGGCCAGAAGGGCGGGAACGGGCAGGGCTTTGCCGACCGTCAGCGCACCTATCAGGCGTTCTTGCAGGCACGGGACGCGCGGAACAAGGCGCTCGCCAGCGACCCGGCGGGCTATGTCAATTTTGCTCGGCCCGACATCGCGGAATATCTGCGGTCCGATAACCCGACCATCTTCCAGAATGGCGTCCGCAATTCGATCATGGCGCAGCGGGACATGGGCATCTTGGCCCCCCGCGTTCTGTCCGATGGGCAGGTGAGCGGCATCGTCCAGCAGTTCAACAATCCGCCGAACCCGGAAAAGCGCGCCGACAACATGGTGCAGATCATCGGCGGGCTGGAACGGCAGTATGGAAAATACTTCCCCCAGGTCATGGGGGAATTGCAGCGCAAGGGTTTGCCGTCCGAAGCCATCGCGCTCGCGCAGGTGAAGGGCGATCCGGCGGTGGCGTGGCGCATGGCGAACGCGGTGAACACCGGGCGGGAGACGCTGCGCAAGGCCACACCGGACGCCAGCGAGATCGACAAATCGGTTGCCCAGGCCCTAGCGCCCTTCACCAAGACGCTGGTCGGCCAGTCCGGCAACACCCGCGCGGCGGCAGTGCAGGCCGAGGCGGCGCAGCTTTATGCCTACCAGCTCACGCAGGAGGGCGTCAGCAACGCGGCCGAGCGGGCGGTGCAGGACATTCTGGGCAAGCATTATGCTTTCACCGGCACATTCCGCGTGCCCACCGGCATTGACGCGGACGCGGTTGAAAGCGGCGCGCGCCAGCTTTTGAGCGCCTTGCCAGATGCGGCGATCATGCCGGAGCAATCGCTTGCCGACCCGCGCATTTCACGTGAAACACGCCAGCAGCTTTCCGGGAAAGTTTTGCGCGGCAAGGGTGTCTGGCTGACGCTGCCGGATGAGAGCGGGCTGTATCTGGCCTATCCGCAGGAATCCGGCTTCGTCCCGGCGCGCGGCGTGGGCGGCAAGACCATCTCCTATCCGTGGTCGGCGTTGACTCAGGCGGGCGCGCGGGCATCCGTCGCCACCGAGGCGCAAATCGCCAAATCGAACGCGATGCCGGAATGAATTTTGGCACCGACATTCCAGAAGACGACATTTCCCGCGCCGGGCTGCTGGACCGCGTAACGCTGCCTTGGCGGGATGCGCTGGCCGCCACAGCCGAACAGACCTTCGTCCATAACCCGATTGCCGCCACCATCGACGCCTTCGGGCTGGCGTGGGCCGGGTCAAATCCCGAACAGCGCCGCGCCATGTTTGCGCAACAGATGGGCGAGCAAGACCTGTCGCGCATCGACATGGATTTCGATTTCGGCAAGGCGGACGAATATCAGGACCCTAAGACCCTCAACGCCCAATATGGCCAGTCTCTCGGCCTGACATTCGACCGCCCCACCCGCGCGGGCGCGGTGTCGATCATGGTCCGGCGCAAGCAGGAAGAAATCGCCCGGCAGGCATCGCTCAACCGCGCGCCCGGCGGGCTGACCTATGGCATCGCCAATTTCGCCACCATGCTTGCGGTCAGCGCCACCGACCCGCTCAACGTCGCATCGGCCTTCATCCCGATTGTGCCGGAAGCCCGCGCCGCCCTGTGGACCGCGAAATACGGCAAAACCGCAGCGCGTGCGTTCACGGGCGGGATTGAGGGCGCGGTTGGCGCGGCTGGCATCGAACCCATCAATTACGGCGCGGCGCAATATCTGGGCGACGATTACACGATGGGCGACAGCCTCATCAATGTCGCGCTGGGGACGGTGCTGGGCGGCGGGCTGCACGTCGGGTTCGGCGCGGTGTCCGATTTCATCGGCCGGATGGCCCCGGAGACGCGGGACGCCACCCTGCGCGGCGCGCTGGCGAACATGGCCGAGGGCCGCCCGGTGCAGGTGGACCATATTGTCCTGACCGATCCCCTTTATCGCCGGTTCGATGAACTGCCGACCGTGCAGGGCCTCCGGCTGGCGTCGGACGAAGCCCGCCTCATGGCCGAGGTGGACGCGCTGGACGCCCAGATCAAGGCGCTGCCGCCCGGCGATCCCAAGGCCGAGGATTTGCTGGCCCGCCTTGATGCGGTCGAAAGCCAATTGCGCCAGCCGGACCTTGCCCCGGAGGTACAGCGCCAGCTTTCCACCCGCCGGGACGAATTGCTGACCGACACGACGCCGGAAAAGCTGCGGGAGCAGGCCAAGCCGCTGATCGACCGCCGCGCCGCCGAAGCGCAGAAAGCCCGCGTGGCGGAAGAATTGTCCGGCCTGCGCCGCCGCCGCACCGAGGCGGATGTGCAAGCCGCCCTGACCCCGCCGCAGATCACCGCCGCCGCCGAGGCCGCATCGCGCCGCTTCCGTGGTCTTTATCCCGACCGGATGCAGGAACCGGCTGCGATGCTGGCCGCCCAGCGCGAGGCCAGCCTGGCCCTGACGCGCGCCGCCGACCAGACCAGCGCGGCAGCCCTCGACCAAGCCCGCACCGCATCCGTCGCCTATGGCCGGAATGTAGAGCGCAGCACCGCCGTCCCGCCGCAGGAAGCCTCCACCGCCGCCGACCGCTATGTGAAGGAAGCGCAGGGGGATGATCTAGACATCGAATTGCAGGAGGCCAGCGCTACCATCGACGCGATGGAGAAGCAGGGCGCCCTGACTCCTGAGGAAGCCGCACAGGCCCGTTCCGGGAAAGAGGGTATCGCGGAGGCGGCGAAGCGCGGGCGGGCGGCACGGGCCGCCGCTGCCTGTCTGCTGCTGCATCCGTAGGAGATCGGCATGGCGATCAAGGACTGCATTGACGAAATCCGGAAGGTGGCCGGAGACGATCTGACCGCTCAGGATATCGAGGATATCGCCGCCGATGTGGAGCGTCGGGCGCGGGGTAAGCGGGCGCGCGACAAGCTGCTGTCCGACAAAGAGGCGCTGGACGCCGCTGCGGAGGATTTCCGGGCTGATGCCAACATGGCCGCCAAGATGGAAGCCCGGAACAAGGCCATCAATATTGTGGTCAGGAAGCGCCTGCATGAATTCGCGGACATGGCCATCGCCAAGGGGGTATCGGCGCCGGACGCCATCGCGGCCATCAATGTCGGGACCAACAAGAAATTCGCCGGGTCGCGCCTGTCGGTCGATGCCCGGCAAAAGGCGCTTGCCGCGGAGTTCGTCGGCGGGCTGATCGGTGATCTGGAGCGGGACGGCCTGCTGGAGTTCTTCTCCCGCCGCTTGGGGCTGTTCGGCCGCGACGCCGGGGTGCTGGATCGGGACATCGCCCGCGCCCTGTGGTCCATCGGTGAGGATGGCAAGGCAACGGCTGATGTTTCGCCAGAAGCCAAGCGCATCGCGGAAATCGTCAACAAATGGCAGGAGGTGGCCCGTCTGCGGTCGAACCGCGCTGGGTCATTCGTCCGCCGCCTGCCGGGCTACATCATGCGGCAAAGCCACGACATGCTGAAAATCCGCAAGGCGGGCGGGGCCGAATGGCAGGCGTTCATTCGCCCCCTGCTGGACGCGGACAAGACCTTCGGCAGCAGCGATCCCAAGGCGTTTCTGGGCGGTGCCTATGACGCGCTCGCCTCCGGCGTCCATCTCAAATCCCAAGGTGCAACGGATGATCTTGCCTTCAAAGGCCCGGGTAATCTGGCGAAACGCGTCAGCCAGGAGCGGATTCTGCACTTCAAGGATGCGGATGCGTTCTTGGCCTACAACGAGCGGTTCGGCACGCGGTCGCTCATCGAGGGGATATTCGGCGGGCTGGAACGGTCGGCGCGCGACATCGGCTTGATGGAGACGTGGGGCACCAATCCCCGCGCCATGTTCGATGACGTGCGGGCGGCGCTGGCCTATTCCAACCGGTCAGAGCATCCCGAATGGGCCAGCCAGTTGCGCGGCGCCGGGCTGGAGAACCAGTTCGCGGAGATCGACGGCACGGCCAAGATTGCCGATGACCCGTCCATCGCCCAGGTCGCCAGCGGCATCCGGGCCGTGCAGAGCATGGCCAAGCTGGGCGGCTCGGTCATTTCCAGCGTGTCGGACGTGGCCACGGCGGCGAGCGAATTGCGGTTCCAGGGGCAGAACCTTGGCGCGGCCTATACCGGCCTGCTGGCAAATTTCCTTGAAGGCCGGGCATCGCGCGAGGCGCGGGTGCTGGCGGCGGATATCGGCGTCGGGCTGGACGGGGCGCTCGGCTCGGTCATGTCCCGCTTCGGCGCGGTGGACGATCTGCCGGGCGTGGCGTCCAATCTGCAACGCCTGTTCTTCAAGGCCAACCTGCTGACCTTCTGGACCGACGCCATGAAGACCGGCGCGGCGCGCATGATGTCCGCCCGGGCGGCCGGCGAGACGGCGCGGGCGTGGGGCAAGGTCGATCCGCGCTTTCGGGAAGCCCTGTCGCTCTATGGCATTGACGAAGCCCGCTGGGAGGTCATCCGCAAGGCCCCGCAGCGGTCGCTGGACGGCAAGGCCTACCTGACCCCGGACGCCATCCGCGCCCTTCCTGACACCGCGTTTGCGGCGCTGGGGGCCAAGACCGGCCGGCAGGCGCAATCGCTCCGGGACGAACTCTCGACCGCCTTGCAGGCCTTCTACACCGATCGGACGGATATCGCCGTGGTCACGCCCGGCGCGCGCGAGAACGCCATCCTGCACCAAGGCACCACGCGCGGGACATGGATGGGCGAAAGCCTGCGCTTCCTGATGCAGTTCAAGGCGTTCCCCGTCGCCTTCGCCACCAAGGTCATCGGGCGCGATCTGGGTGGGGAGGGTGTCGTGCAGGGATTGCTCAAGGGCAAGGGCGACCTGACCGGCTTGGCGCACACCATCGCCGCCACGACCGTCATGGGCATGATTGCGCTCCAGACCAAGGAAGTCCTCAAGGGCCGATCCCCGCGCGATCCGTTCGGGGACAATTGGGCCAGCACATGGCGCGCGGCGATGCTTCAGGGCGGGGGCCTTGGCATCTATGGCGACTATCTGTTCGGAGAGGTGAACCGCTTCGGTGGCGGCCCGCTGGAGACGGCGGCGGGTCCGGCTTTCGGCACCGCTGCCGACATCATCCAGCTTTGGGGCAAAATCCGCAGCGGCGAAGACCCCACCGCGGACGGCATCCGGCTTGGCGTCAGCAACACGCCATTCCTGAATCTGCCCTACACGCGCATCGCCCTCGACTATCTGGTCTTGTATAATTTGCAGGAAATGGCGAACCCCGGCTATCTGCGCCGCATGGAGCAGCGGGTGAAGCGGGACAACGATCAGACTTTCATGTTTCCGCCGTCGCAATACGCGGTCGGCCAATAGGGGCGGTGCGTTGCGGGTAGGGAGGTTTCGGCCACCCTCCCGCCATGGCCACGAACCCTGACATCGAAGATGTTGATCGCCTTGCCGATTACACGCCGGTCGTTTCGACCAGCGACTTTGTAATCGACTGGCCGGTCTATTTTTCGGACGGCGAAGACCCGAAAGACGATATCGGGATTTTGTCCGGCGGCGGGGAACTGACCGCTGCGGATTTCGAGTTTGTCGGCAATCCCATTTCCGGCCTGACCGGCGTCTATGACGGCGGGACCGTTACGCTGGACACGGCAGTTTCCGGCACCCGCGTCATCATCTGGTCCAAGCGCGATCCGCGCCGCATCGGTTTCTTCCTTGAGGGTAAGGCCCTCAACATGACCGAGTTGGACAAGGTGCTGAACGACTTCGCGGTCCAGATGCGCGATCTGGATTTGCGGGTGAAGCGGGCGCTGTCGGTATCGGTTGCCGATTATCTCGATGGCGTGGACCCGGAGAGCCTTGCGACGGAAGTTCTGGCTGCCGCCGAGGCCATCATGGGAACCGCCGCATCGGTGGGAACCAACCTTTGGGCCAAGCCGGTCATCTCGATTCAATCCTCTCCGCCCGGCGGACCCGCCACAAATGCCCGGTATCTGGTCGCACCCAGCGGAACATCAGGCGCATTTGTCGGCCGCGAAAATCAGGTCGCGGAATGGAGCGGCAGCGCGTGGCTGTATTCCGGTGCGCCGACATCGGGCCAGGTCATCACCATTCAGAGCGATGGGCTGGAACGGGTTTTCCTGTCCGGTTCGTGGCAGCAGAAAAGCGCCGATCTGGCGACGTTCACGCATGAGGAAACTGGCGGCCAGGCGGTTGGCCTTGGGGCCAAGCTATCGCTCGACGTGAACCTCATGGACTTCATCCCGAAAACGCTTTGGGCCGGGATCGAATCCGGTGCTGGCACAACTGACCTCTCCACCTATCTAGCAGCCGCTTGTGCAGCGAAGGGCAAGGCGTTCAGCGGTGTTCGTGTCCATGCTGGGCTGAAGCTCTATTTCACCCAAGCGGTCACCATCGGCGGCAGCGCATCCATTGCGCACGCGCTGGTCTGCCCGGACGGGCGTGCGACGCTGGACTTTCACCTGTCCGGCCATGCCGCGCACTGCCTCACCCTGCAAGGCCATGAGGACCATGCGACTGTCCCCGGGCGCGAGTTCCTGCCCTACTTGCTGTCTGGGTTCGACATCTTCGGCAATAACACCGGCCTTGATCTGCTCGTCGCCAGCGACACGGACGGCGGCATCATCGAACGCGTAATGCTGGACCAGTCTTATCGGCAGGGCGTGCGTATCGCGCCCACGAACACCAACTGGATCGAGAACCTGACCATCCGGCAGGTAACGGTATCGAAGGCCGGACACGACGCCTTCATGTTCCATTGCGCCTTTGTGGACAACTTCATCAACGACACGGTTATGGAGCAGATCGAGGTGCGCGGCGTGGCGGTCAATTCCGCTGCCTTGGGCATCAACACCACTACCCAGAAGAACCAGCTCGGCGCAGCCATGTCGTTCCTGTCGCAGACCGCGACGAATGGCTTGATCGACGGCGTGACGGTGAAGCACATCACCGCTGACGCGGCCAGCAATTTCGCGGTGGCGAACAGCAGCTATCCCAACATCAACGCCATTCAGGCATTGGACGGCCGTTCCGCACATGTGATCTGGGGCGCTGGCGTGCCATCGGCCAACCGGGAGTTTGACCGCATCCGGTTCCTCGGCACACAGCGTTTCGAAGACTTGGGCGCGGGCACCTACACCGGCGGCAAGATAGTGAACGTCGATAATTCGAACGTCATCCTGCACGGCTGGGAGTTGCCGGAAGTGACGGGTGGCACTTGGTCCACTCTCGCAGGTGATTTTGGCGCGGGCATCGGTAACCGCTTCTCCTCGTCCGATTCCCCGGGCGCCATCGCCCGCTCGTCCGACGACTATCTGGCGCTGCACAAGCAATGGCGCGCGACGGGCAAGGTCACGGACGCCAATGGCTCCAGCCTCCAAGGCTCGTATGACAGCACCGCTGACAGCGGCAACGGCGAAGGCGAGTTGCGCGCCGAAGACCACAGCACAAATACGCTGAAGCAGCTTTCGTTGGTGGGAGCGCGTGTGCGCCACCGCAATAACCTGGGCGATCGGTACGAGAGCATCGTGACCGCCACGCCGGAAGCATCGCTCACGGGCTTGTCGAAGGCGCACATGGCCTACGACATCACCAACGGTGAGGCTTACATCTTCCGCGGCACGATCGGTGCGAACACCGGTTGGAAACTGATGACGCACGCATAGGGGCGATCATGTCGAAAGTCGGAGATTTCACCACTCTGCCGGAACCGCTGGTTCCGACCGATTATTTTTATGTCCACCGCACGGGAGGCTTGCCCGGCGCGCGTGACTTCAAGTTCTCCAGCCCCAACTTGACCGCCCTGCACAATCTTACGCTGGCGGCGGATTACCTGCCCTATGCCACGGGCGCCGGTACGCTGGACCTGACGCAGTTCACCGCCTATGGCCGCACGCTTGTCGGATGTGCCAATGCTGCCGCGGCTTTGACTGCACTGGGTTCGACCGGCGGAGGCATCATTCTCGACAAGGCCAACCCCGGGGCCATAGGCGGAACGATCCCCGCCGCCATCACCGGCACCACCATCAATGCCACCACGCAATACAATGTGGCAGGCACAAGGGTCATCGGAACACGCCGCACAGGCTGGACGGCATGGTCCGGCACCGCCACGCGCACCACGATTGCGACCGGCTCCGCAACCGCTCAGAACTGCGCCGAGGCACTGAAGGCCTTGATTGACGACCTCATCGCGCACGGCGTGATCGGCCCATGACCCGTCCAGTCCCCCAGATGGCCGTCATGTTCATTGCGGAGCATGAGGGCTGCGTTCTGCGCGTCTATGACGATGCATATCCGGGGAAGATTTTGCGGCCGGGAGAGAAGGCCGTAGGCGTTTTGACGGCGGGATATGGCCACACCAGCAGCCGCCTTATCGCGGGGCAAGTCATCACAGCGGTGCAGGCCAAGGAATGGCTTGAGGCTGATTGTCAGGTCGCGGCGGTGAAGCTGTCCCGAGTGCTGACTCGCGACTTGATTGGCGAGCTGACAGAGCACCAGTACTCAGCGCTGATCTCGTTCGTGTTCAATGTCGGCGCGGACCCGAAGTGGACAATCTGGAAGCGCCTAACACGCCGGCAATTCGAACAGGTGCCTATCGAATTGATGAAGTTCGTGAACGCCACCATCGACGGGCAGAAGGTCAAGGTGCAGGGCTTGGTCAACCGTCGCGCTGCCGAGGTTGCGCTATGGTCCACAGACGAACCCGGTAGCGTACCGGACGAACCGCCATCCAGCGCCACGCGCGCCGGAGATACGCCTCCGACGCCCGCCGATCCGGTCCCGCCCAGTCGAAGCAAGGCGCTTATTGCGGGCGCCATAGGCGCGGCCTCCGGTGTTGGCCCGGTCTACAATCAGATCGAAATCGCCATCAAACCAATGGCGCAGCACTCCAGCTATGTGCAGACCATGCTTGCGGTCCTCGCCGCAATTGCCGCTGCATGTGCCGCGGTCGCCATCGTTTACACATTCATCCAGAAGCGCAACGCGAGGAACTGATGCCCGGCCTTGTTGCGTTCCTCGGCGGTGCCAAAGGCTGGGCCGCGCTGTTCGTTGCTGGGGCGGTATTCGGCTCGGCAGGAACGTGGCGCGTTATGTCATGGCAGGCAGGGCATGCGGAAACGCAGAAGGCCAAGGCCACGACAAATCAGGTCATCAAGCAGGGCGAGATTTCCTACAATGTAGGCGCGCTATTCGAAGGCCAGAAGGCCGTCATCATCGAAGGCCTGTCCGTCCATCTCCCGGAGGTTCACGTCTATGTCACCCCTGAAACCGACCGCGATTTTCCTCTGCCTTGCGGCTTTGTCAGCCTGTTCAACAACCGCTGGCACGGCCCCGTTCCCGACCCCGCCGCCTGCCCTTATGGTGCCCCCGCCGACACCGCGCTCTCTGCCGTTGCCGAAGCAGAAACCGTCAACGCCGCCCAATACGATCTCATCGCATCCCAGCTGACCGCACTTCAGGACTGGGTTCGACAGCAGCAGCAGGCATGGCCGAAATGACACAGGCAGAACAAGATGCGCACCTGAGCAATGTGGTCGCTGGGGCTGTTGCAACGGCGCTGGGGCAGCAGACCTTCACCAAGGCGGACGCGGAACGACTGGTCAATGCCGCCGCAGAGAAGGCCGTCATCGAGTATAACGCCAAGCTGTTCGGACAGCTCGGCTTCGACATGGCGAACATGAAGGACATAAACCGGCTGCGCGGAAATCTGGAATTTCTCGGCTCGCTGCACAACGGCGCGCTCACCACAGGGGCGACGCTCTACAAGGTGACGCTGGCCACGCTGGTCACGGCCATGCTTGTGGCGCTCGGCCTTGGGATAAGGGCGATGTTCTTCAAGCCGTAACGACGAACGCCACCCGGCCATGCCGATCATCAACTCGGCCAATCGGAGCAAGCGTCCGCTTGAAAGCGGAACAATAATCTCGCATCGCGCGAAACTCATGCAGGGCTGAGAACAGTTCATCGAAGATGACGACGGTGCCGGGCACCGCGAGCGCGTCCAGCTTCGTCAGGACGAACAGCGTTGACGAATAGAGGTCGCAGTCGATGTGCACGATCAGCCTTGCACGCGGCTGGAAATCGACAAGGAACGGCTCCAGCGTGTCGTTGAACCAGCCCTTGCGGAACGCGACGCGGGGGTCTGTGATGATCGGGATTTTGCCGTCCACATTGAAGCGGCCGGCCAAGCATCCGGGGTGCCAATCTTCCGGCAAGCCTTCGAAGCTGTCGAAGCCGACGAACCGGCTTTCGGGATGGCCGTTCAGCCCCGACCACATGAACAGGCTTTCGCCCTGATAGACCCCGAACTCCAGATATTCGACCGGGCCGGGCTGCATGTCATTGACGTGCCGGTGCAGGGCAGGGCGGTCCGCAAAGACCGGCATCGGATTCGCCATAAGCCATTGCCGCAGCGCAGCGTTATGGTTCACCTGATCGAGACGTAAATTATACCGCGGAAACAATGCTCCCGCGATTGCATGTCGTGCTGACCGACTCATCACCCATTCCCCTGATGGCCGAACGCTACGCTGGCGATGGCGACGTTAAAGCACGGTAATGTTTGTTTGTCACCGGGATTGCCCTTCCCCCTATAGGTGGTAGAATCTGGGGGTTGCGGCGGCGTGGATAGACACGCATTCGATGGTCCCGGTAGTCCGTGGGCTGGCGCAAGCTGGTCGAGCGCGAAAGGCCGAAAGCCAGAAATGGCAGCTTGGGGAAGCCGGTACCCAGCCCGGCCCGCAACATCACCTCTCGGGTGACAGGCGGCGTTCACAACGGACGATATCGTTTGTCACTGGGTGGACGAAAGCGATTTCGTTCTTCGTTACGCCGATCATGGCTCGGATTGGTTCTAAGCCCATGTCACAGAGCACACAGCCGCAGCTATGCTCGACCTTATCGTCCATTCCCATCCTCCTATCCTGTAAGCGTGGTGGGGCGTTACTGGAACGCTGTGAGCAAAACTAGAAACAGTATGACGCCAATTCCGACAATCCCAAGCAGGGCATATCCAACAAATTTGTCGTCCGTCATTCCCTCTCCATCAGTGTTCCATGTCGGGGTGGGCGTTTCGCTTATTGAACTTCATCCTGCGCTTGCTGAGGGTTCGCGATCCGCAATTCTCGCATTTGCTTCCGGCATGGATCATATTGGCATCGCACGCGCCGCACCAGAATGAGCGGCCCCGTGGCGCTAGCTTCTTCTCCCGGTTGGTCGGCACATACTTCAT